TGTTCCATCAGTTTGACGTTGAACAGTAACATTTATTTCTAACAATCTATCTTCATTATTTTTAGCTGTACGAGTAGCAGAAAGAACATGATAAAATCCTGTTCCGGGTGTACCATGATCTTGGTCATTTAAAGCAGAAGCATCCACAGCTTGTGTAGAAGTTGAGGAAAACGTAACGCTGGTACTGCCAACACCGTAAAGATTATTAGGTAAAGCACGTATAGAATCTCTTACTGCTTCAAGTATTTGATGTGCGCTAAACCTTGGCTCTACTTCAATAGTAGTAGCATCTACTTCCCATCCTCTAGCAGTACTGCCATCTATTCCTCGTTGTATAACAACATTGCTACCGTTACGTGAATGAACATACACAGTTTCAGGTGGATAATCACCATTAGTTAACGAAAGATAAGAACCAGCACGCACTCCATCTGTATTGTATTTTAATTTAAGAGTTGTATCTGTAGCTGACGTAAGCGTTTCCCCTACTGCATCTAACTCCGTACGAGTATTGCTATTTAATAGTCGTTTAACGTGAGTTACACAGTCACTTATGGTAGGCGAGATATAAGTCATGGTTTAAATACTAGCTGTTGTTGCAGGGCAGGTATACACCCACCCCACAACAAACAAACTAATAGGGTACTTAGTCCGCGTATCCTGTTAAGGTAGTGAACTTGCCCATATGCTGTTCGCCCTTCACTTGAAGGCCCTCTTCGCATACGATTTGTACCTTGTCGCTGTCGCCTGTTTTAGCGAGAGCCTCAACAACGAGAGGTTGCATAACTCTACGAGAAATGCCATCCTTCGAAATCAAGAACGCTGTCTCAGCGTGACACCAGCGGTTCCTGAGCATCTGTGTTTCACCAAACTCGGTGAAGACGGATGCTACAGGTACACGGCCACGGCGAGGATCATCAATGACTGTGCGTACACGGCCACTATCTGATACTGCGTTGAGTGTAGCAAACGAGGCAGGGTTAGCAATCAGAAGATCTGGCATACCGCCTGCGTTGTAGCATTTCTGCTGTAGTGCTTCCAATGCGGAGACAGTCAACGTAGTTGTTGTGTCGGTATTGGAAGTAATGTGGTAGTTAAGCCCACCAGTTGAACGACGCTTGTTTGAAGTGTCATTGTTGTACTGACCATACAAGTAAGCCTGTTCACGAGTTATCACGTTCTCAACTGTTCGACCATAAACTTGCTTGGCGAACTCGTCAGATACACCGTAACGGGATACCTGCTGTTCAGTACGTGACATGTGGATAGGGGTAGGTCCGAAGATCTGGGTGCAGTTTGTGCGGATCGTGCGATCTGCTGAACGTGCTTCTCCCGGATCGGAACCTTCAACCAATGCAGTACCTACACAGATAACTGTGTCTGCATGTGCGGCTGTTGTTGCTGGCCAATCAGCAGAGTTAGCCCAGTCCGCAAGAGTCAGAACACCAGCGTCGGTGTTGACATGCGTAACGCGCTTTACTGCCGCGTTAACGGCGGCATCTGCTTCACCTATGGTGATCAGGTCATCAACTTGGAATTTATAAATATCCGAAGTAGATACAGTAACATCTGTTGCTCCTGCTCCTGCGGCACCTGTGTCAGTTACGGTTGCACGAGGAATCAAAAGTTCTTCGTCCATCCATTTAAACTCTTGCTGATCAACGCCGGAACTGCCAAGAAGTTGCCTTCCATCAGTTCCAATACCATTGATAAACGGAGAGTCTGTTGGTGAAATCATGTAAATGAGTTCATCCATGTTGATCTTAACGCCAACGGCAAGATCGTATGAGGTTACTTTACCTCCATAACCTACTACGGCCATGTTATCGCTCCTTTATTTAGTAGTGGATTGTTTGTTTTTTCTGTCTCGCAACAGTCCTTCATACTTTGAGCGATTATCAGTAAATTCTTTAATAGGTATGGTTGAACCATCAGCCTTACGGTATGGGACAAAAGACCCATCCCTTCTATGTTCACCGGCTCTTCCTTTTTCCCAATTAGGCTGTGCCTTTCTTGGAGGAATCTTATTCCGTTCCCTGTTCGGAGTAGCATCAGCTGTTAAAGCTGGTGACTGAAGAATCCGCTTCGCGGAATCCTTGCCACATTGCGGGCAAACCTTTACAGGTTCGTCTTTCATGCTTTGTACTAACTCCCAAAGTATTGGGGGAGTACACTTCTTACATTCGTAAACATATGTAGGCATTATCGGTCAGAAAAGACTCGTTCGTCACCTTGACTAGCCGCTTCAAGAACAGTGTGTACAAATCTTGCGGCCGAATCTTCCTTCGGACTGCCTGAATCATACATCTCTTTAAATTCCTGAAACCCTTGTTCATAAGGACTTTGAGTAGTTGCTTCTACTGAAACACTATCTTCAGCTAAAGCCTGTCTCTGTTCTGCTACTTTTGTATCAGTAGCATCTGTAGTTACAGGTTCCGTTTCCAGTTGTGTCTCCACTACTGGATTGGGATTCAATTCTTGCCATTCAGCCTGTATGGATTCTGTATCCAGTTCTCCATCATAAGCCTTAAACAACAACTGACCAGCTTTTGAGTCAGTATCAACACCAGCTTTCATAAACGCCATTTCTCGTTTCATCTCCTCAAGTTCTTGAGAAGCTTGACGACCACGTTCTGCGGCATCTCGTAATTCCTTGATACCACTGGTTTCATCTGCCATATCTATCACTCCTTTACTGTCGCACATAGTCGGAGGAACTATGCGGGGTGTGACTAACTCGTATCCCCAGTCGTCACTATCTGGTTCAACCTCCACTACATACTCATTAAGGGCGTGGGTGATCCTAATGGTTATGGCACACGATGGGCCGAGCTAACGGCTCGCCAACGGCCAATAAGATTATTATAGCGGAATATCAGTCCGCATCAAGGAATATGCACTCTCCGGGACATTCTTCTGCCGCTTCAATAACCACTTCTAACAGGTGGTCAGGTACTTTAACTGACTCTCCCATACGGTGAGTGGGTTCTTTAGGTACAGGAGTGCCTACTTCTCTTACATAAAATAAGCCGTCATCATGCCCAAAGAATACATCGGGTGCTATCTCTTCGCATAACCCATCACCTGTACATAAGTCTTGGTCGATCCAAACTTTTGGCATCAGCCGGGATGACTAGAAAGGAATGCTTCATATGCTTCCTCACTATCTAGAACTATTGTGGTGTAAGAATACTTAGAGCCATCATCACCCTTACCTAAAGTAACAGTGATCGTTCCGATTAAAGTACCTATAGCAACCAATAAGGCTGTTATCGCAGTAATGAGCTTAACAGTCTTATTCATTTTCTTCGTAGAAGTCTCTACCCCAGTTCTTACTTTGGATAGCTTCTTCAGCTAGATATATACGATCCCAGATCGTACTAAATTCTGAAGGAACCCAAGCCATAGAAGCAATGATCTCTTTCATTTCATCGACATCATCTCTGATTATTTCTACATCAGCCGCCATAGCGCTTGTAATGTGAGCAGGAGTAAAACGGCTAAGGTCATCGACCCTAGCGCTCCGCAGATCATCAAGACCGTCAGCATTTTCCATGACCCCTTGAGATATTTCATCAAGTTTTGCCAGAACTGTACTGTCTGTCCCAGTGTTTCCTTCAATTACCTGCACCTGTTTTTCCAAATCATCTATCCTGCCAGCAATACTAGCCGCATTCCATACGACGACTCCACTGGTGATAGCCACGGACATGATAAGTCCGAGGGTTATCCTAGATACTTTGACTTGTTTAAGGTCGGTAACGTCAGTCATTAGCTGGCGGCTGAAGCCGATCCATCACCAAACTGCTTGGCAACAACGCTCTTAACAAGGCTGAGAACAGCAGTAGCTCCTGCAAGTCCAGCCGCTTTCATGCTTCCCATGTCACCAATGGTGAACACAGCAAGGAATGACTGCGCGAATGTGGCAATCACTCTCTCTAGTACGTCTCTGTTAAACATTATTTACGTTTACCTTTCTTTACCTTTTTATATGGTACTTTCTTAGCTTTCCCTTTGGAAGAGCTTGTTTGATATTTAGGCATTAGCGCTCCCAAATCCTGTTACTGTGCCACTCACCATAGCACCACCTCCACCAGCGAATTCTGCTCGCCTTTCCTCTTCCCTTCGTTGAACTGATTCACTATCATCCAATCCGAATACCTGTTCGATACCTTCTTGTTCAATACTAAGATCCTCTTCACCTATTTTTTCAGCGAAAAGAGCTGACTTAGTTTGAAGATTATCTAACTTCGCCCATATTTCTCTTTGAGTTAAACCTTGATCGGCTATTGCTCTAGCTGATTCTTCTCTCATATCCATAGAAGTGTCTAGATTTAAACGCATCCTAGCCCAGCCACCTACTTCAGCTGTAGCTACTTCGTCTTGTATCTCTTGCCAGCTTCCACCCCATTCATCATTAGGGTCAAGGAAAGTTTTCATTAGGTTTGACATGCCAGCATCTTCACCGAACCATTCGTAATACATATCAGTTACTTCAGTTGGAACGTTGCCAAGAACCCTCATAGCACTATTTAAACGGTTCTCTACTTCAACTTCTCCAACTGTATTAACAAGCAAACTTGTGATTAGCCCATCAAAATTAAGAGATTGACCTTCAATATTATATTTAGTTAAAAGTTTCTTAACATTCGTTTCAAAATTTATATAATCTGACGGAGACACAGGAGTAACTTCAGCACTCCGCATCGCATCAATAGCCGGGAACCTCTGTTTAAATGCATCAGTCTGCTGTACGTCTAACGTAATATTAGCTAAATCATATGTGGGATCTAAAACTTTTTCCTGCGCCCAACCCCATAGTTCATCTGCCATCTCTAAAGGTATGCCTATAGCGCTTAAAGCTGTAGTGAAATCTCCTTTACTTGTTCCTGTGCCTGCACCGCCAAAACCTCCAGAACCAACTCTGCCAGCAGAAGTAAGACCAGCGCCTGCACCACCAGTACCTGTTTGCTGATACATGTTGCCACCGCTACCAAGCATATAACTATCCCAAGCCATGCTTTCTTCACCACGAAGATGAGCTTCCCATAAACCTTGTGATTCCATCCAATCTTTGAACCCCATACCTGTAGGAGAATGTCGCCGACTATCGCCACCTTGCATTTCATACTCATTTGAAAGATCAACGCCGTAAACATTCGCGTCAGACATACGACTTATTTGACCTTCTCTTTGTTCCCCTACAGCTTGAGCTTGTTCCTCGGTCATCATGCCTGCTTCAACCGCAATGCTGTTATACCAAGGGCTTCGCCCTGCCGCTACGTTAGCGTCCTGTCTCCAACCCCAATCCGGGTGATCTTGTTGTGAATCATATAATAAATCGCTCATAAACTAACCGCCCCTAATAGCTCTAAAATAGTTCGATCAGATTGCCCCTGCTTCCTCTTATACTCTGCTGTTCTCGCATATTGAGGAGTAGGCGTTTTACCATCAGCTGAACGAGCAAGCCTGCCTGCCGCTATTGGATCCAACATTTTTGTTGTTCCATCTTCAGCTTGATAAGTCATGTTGGACTGGAACCAAGGGTCGCTAATGTGCAAATTGTCAGCATTAGGTAGCCCCCAAGCATCAGCAACAGCAGTTCTAGTGTTCAAAAATCTTGCATCTAATGTGGAACCGCTTGATTCTATACGATCCCATTCATCCTCAGATAGCCAAGGGTTAGCCACACGAGCATCAGCATAAATTCCTGCTCTTGCTTGAGTTGCGTCTTTAGTCCCCGACCATAAATCTGCCGCTAATCTTTCAGCATCAGTAGCAGACAAAGTTATACCATTACCTAACGCTAGTTGAACTAAATCATCCGCTTGCTCTGTGATACTTCCTGTACCTAATTCTTTTTGATCTTCAGGTATCCAACCATAAGTGAAGTTGTGCTTGACCTCAGCGTCACCCCAACCGTCTACAGCTGACCTTAAACTAGCTTCTCCAAGAAGTTCGAGAGTGTCCCTAGAAACGTTACGGTACCCAGCGCCTTCAAGTATCCCCTTTAATCTTTCAGCTTCTTCTTTAATAAGAGCGTTGTAACTTTGAGGATCGGTGTGTTGCAACATGTCCATGTTGCGGTTCGGTTCGTGTTGCCCTTCACCAGTCCACCAAGCTGAATCACGAATACCAGCTAGAAAGATTTCTTTAAGAATCGACATATCCGCGATCGCATATGTCTCATCTTCTATTTTTTGAACAAACGAATCTACATAAGATTTAAGTTCAGGGATCTGATAAGCCCAATGATGCTCCATCCAAGCATCTAAATTGGCAGGTAATACCACTTCGTCACTCATCGACAACACCACCTCTTCTAGAAGGACCAGCCCTTTCAGGTAGTGATTCAGGTGTCATTTCTTTCAGTCTTTCTGATACACTATCTTCCATAAGCCAACTACCTATCAATTTTCTTAAACCAACAGGATCAGACTTAAGCAACTTCATATCATATTCAAGACCATCACTTAACATACTGCCGATTTCTTTAACACCATCCCATAATTTTATACCAAACCTATGAGCATGTTTTTCAGCCCACTCTGGTCCGTACGGATAATCAAACATAATAGAATTACCATCAGACAAATTAGCGCGACGTAAAGTATTAGCCAGCTTAGTTTCTCCCTTACCTTCAAGATTCCTTATCCATTCTTCAGCAAATTGAGGTTCTACCCTCCCCACAACAGGACGCACATGACCCTTACTACTATCTATAAAAGCCTCAGCACTCCTACCAATACGAGCATGTAAACCTAAATTATATTTATCTTTAATTTCCTCTACAGTCATATCACCCACATTAGACGGATCCAAAACATTATCTAAATCAACAGTCTCAGGATGCAAACGCCCTTCATCACCCGAAAGCCCATGTTTCTCTCTAAGCATCTCCGAATAACGCATACCAGCATTTTTACCTTCTTGACTGGCGGATGGAAGTTCCTCTTCTGTCCGCCAGTTACCTACTGCATACATATTAAATGTATCCATTGTTTTATAACCGTCGAAATGCTCCCAATTAGGAGTTGTTCTAGGTTTATTATAAGAATGGTGCATAGCTACAGCGAATGCCGCTTTAGAATTAAGAACTGGATCATACAAATCTTCTACAGAATTAATTCCGGGAATATTGTCTATTGCCCATTGCTTATTAACTCCTGAAATCTGCCATAAACCATATGCCCCACCACTATCATTCTTAGTCCACTTAGTAGGCTCACCGTTTGATTCAGCTAAAGCAATACCAGTAGCAGTCTGAGCTTCTTCAAAAGAAAATCCTGCATCCATAGCAAGCTGTAAAATTTCGTCAGAATGGAGGTTGCCTTCTTCCGGTGTATATGTTTCACTCATAATGCTTTGCCACCCTTATCACGCACAGGCATATTAACTCTAGGCATCGTAGTACCCCAAAGAACTGCGTTAGCTGAACTGATACCGCGAGAGCTGTAATCTTGCAGAAGATCCAATCTACCTTCTAAGGTTGTCATCAATTCGTCATAATCCTCTGTGCCAGCTGAACGTGCCGCTGACAAGCCTGTATCTGCTCTCTGGAAAATGTCATCAGCGGTGAACCCATTATTTCTTGAGTGTTCAAAACCTATAGTGTTTGCGTATCTAGCCAACCCTGATCGAATCTCATCCCTTGTAGAGTTTGTAATATCGCCATCAAGCATCATTAAGAAATTTGATATAGCCACATCTTTCCCGATTGAACCAGAACGACCTTCCATAAGGTCAGCCGCGTGTTGCTGTCTTTCTTTATCTGTTAAAGCACCGACCTTATTGGCATAGTTCATAAAATCTGAATTGTTATGCCCGAACCGTATATTACTACCCCAATCAGAATCATCGTTATAAAAAGATTTTAGA